GAATTTATTAGGGCAAGGTGGAGGACAAACAAGAAATAAACCCTCAATGAGTGTCGGTCCACCTAATAGAAATATGGGATTACCTAAAGAAGCAGCAAATAACAATGTTGATAGAAGAACAGAAAGGAGAGTTGGTTAAAATGAATAATAATATAATTAATAGAAAATTAGAAGAAGCAAGAGCAAAAATTGATAATCTTAGAAAGAAGGTTAATCAAGAACCTAAAGCGGAAAAGCAAACTGTAAATACAGTTCCAGCAGGGGTTCATGAACACCCACCCGTAAATAAAGGAATTAATGAACAATCAATTCCAGGATTTATTACAGGCGGTCCAAAAATAAACAAGAAGATGAAGGAAGTTTGATTATGCAATCATCCGTCTTAGTTTATAATTTACATAAGAGTCTTTATCAAAGACTTTTCTACGCTTTAGTAGATAGTGATTATATTACTAAGGCTATTACAGAAGAAGAAGTTAAAAAATTGTTAAGAGATGTTTCTCTTGATACAAGATTAATTATCCAATTGAAACAATTTAACGATGATAAAGTTTCTTTTATATCTTTCCAATATCCTACAATTTTAGATTCATACTTTGAAGAAAAGAAGAAGGAAATATTAGAAAAACATCCTGAAAAACAAATGGTTAATGGTAGATTAACATATATAGGTGGACAGGAAAAAAGAGGTGAGGCTCTTGCTAATGAAATAAAAGAAAACCTAAAACCTGAATTAATTAAAAAATATCCTGATGGTAAAGAAGAAGAAAAGGTAATGCTTGAATATTTACAACAAAAACATCCTGAAGAATCTCTTAAAGATATTAAAATGCAAATTGCTGAATATGAAAAGAATCTTAATATTGCCCGTAGAGAACAGGCAAAGGAAAGAAAGAAACAGCAAAAAATAAAAGATAAAGAAGATAAAGTTAAGTTAGATAGAGCAGCATTAGCAACTGCCGCAAGAAAACTTGAACAAGAAAAACAAAGGGCTGAAGAAGAAGCAGCAAAAACTGAAGGTCAAAAATTATTAGACGAATGGATTAAAAATGCGGCTAATAGAGAAGAAAGTTACAAAAGTTTTATGGATTTATTAAATTTAGTTGGTTCTCTATATAGCCCTACTAAAGAATCTTTACTTAGATTACAGAAATTTTTAAATGAAAAAGAAATATCTGATGAAGATAGAGAAGCCTTAGAAGAAATTAAGGTTGAGTTAGAAAAAGATATAAAAAATAGACAGGTAGGAAGAAATGTAAATATTTCTCCTTCACAAATTGAAGCAAAAGAAAAAGGTATGGAAATAGGACAAGATTCTAAATTTAATACATCGAGAGATAAATCAAGACAAACAAGTATTAGAATTAATTTTGGTACGGGAGATTCAAGAAATATATCTAATGTAGATTTCTTTAAAGGATTTGAAACTATTGATTTAACAAGAGATACATGGTTTAATAATCAATATCTTAGACCTATTGGAGAATATTGGTTAAAGAAAATGGGTTATTCTAAGTCATATCAAAATTGGGTAAAACTATCTGAAAGAAGTAAATATAAATATATAGAAAAAATTGCTGATATTTTACCTGAATATCCTCAACTTATTACAGGTAAAAAGAATACAATTAATAATCTTGTAACTCTATTTAATGATGTTTGGGATGATTATATTGTAGATTCTAATACATCTGAAGAAGACTTTGCATACTTTTTACAAGGTATTAGAGATGGATTAATGAGAAGTAAATCAGATACAAAGGTTGGAGATTTTGCTAAATTAAGAATGTTTGAGAATGATATTCTTCCTAAATTAGTTAATGCTGTTAGAAAGGGTGTGGTAATTGATTCAGATAATAAAATTAAATTTAGATTAGGTCCAAGATTTAGTAAAATCTTGAAGGCTTATGGTAATTCAAGCGAAGTTAGGTCTGTCATTGAAGATTTAATAGATATTGCCAAAGGAGAAGGATTGAGTACTAAATATAAAGGTAGAGATGCTGATGAATTAAAAGTAATAGAAGAAAATATTACTAAAATGTTAAGTGAAGAAATTTACGGAGAAACTATCCTTTCATATATTATTACTACTTTTATGGAATTGTATAAATCTTCTACTATTCTAAGAAGATTACTTAGAGTTGATACTGAAATTGATGTAGAGTTTTTAAAGCCAAGTAAAATAGCACCAAGCGCATTACCAACACAACAAGAAGCAGGTAAAAAAGTAAATTTAGTAACTCAAGAAGTTGAACCAAAAGAAGCAGGTAAAAAATTATATGCATGGGTAGATAAAGAAACTATAAGATTGAGGCGTATTAAAAATACAGATGGTACAAGAAAATATACAGATGAGGAAATTCATAGAATGGTAGGTTGGAGAAAACAAAAAGTTACAGAAACACAGCGTAATAATATGGGTATTGTTCGTGACAAAAAAGGAAAACCTAAGACATATGAAAGAACAAAATATGTTAGATATAAACCTGGAATATACAAAAATTTAGAAGAAACTAAAAAATCTCTTGATAATTTATTATTAGTATTGGGAGAAGAGGATGACATTCTTATTAAAGAAGATGTAGGTATTATATTAGAATCTCTAAACAAAAGACAAAAGAAGAAAATAAAGGCAATTTTAAATATTGCCGACCCCACAGAATACTTCGGGCATGATTTCCTTAAGTTGTCAGAACTCATCAGATTATTAAGGACATTAGGTGTTGTTAAGGGAGATAAGAAACTAAACAAGAAGGTTCTTAGGTTAGATGATGAGAATATTAAAGTAGTAAAATTAGCGACAAGATTACGCAAGGATTATGAAAAATTGTATAGAGAATTAAGAGAAATGATATACCCAAAAAGCGGTGAGTAAAAATGGATGAAGAATTAACATTATTATTAAAAGAATTAGTAGATAGAATCAAGACCTTAGAAACAACAGTATTTAATGCTGATAATGTTTTACTAAAGTCAGGTCTTGTTAAAGTAGAAGGAATGAAACCATCAATTCAAACAGCAAGTAGAGTACCAAGTGCTGATACAATTGCAAAGATGGATTGGAAGGAAATAGACGAATTAGTAGTAAAAATGAGTGGTGAGTAAAATGGATTGGAAACCTGAAACAGATGTAACAATGGACTTTGCGGTTCATTCACATGAAGATGATAGAACAACGGCAGTAATTACACAATTAGTAGAATTAGCAAATCTACTTTCTAATCATTTAGGAAGTAATATTGACCCTAATGTAAAACCTACAACGCCAAGCCAAAAGAAAGGACAGAAAGTAGATGTAGTTAGATTAACTGCAAAGCCTATTGAACAAACTATTTCTAAAGGATTTGTACCTAATAGAAGAGTACCATCAAGAGATTTTACAGGAGATTCTATTTCAAAGGAAGATGAAGATGATAACATTGAAAATCTTGTTCCTCAATTAGCATTAGCAGGTGGGGCTTTAGCAGCAAGTGAAATAAAAGATGATTTAACTGAAGAAAGAAAGGCTATGAATCCTATGAGTACTTCTGAAGGTAAAGCACTTTTAAGAAAATTACAAGAAGTTACTGCACAACTTGAAAAGTTTTTAGATACTACAAGAGTAGATTCCCCTACGGCATTAAAACCTAATGATATGAAGTAGGTGTTTAAATGCCTGTTGCGGGAAGAATAGACCCTTTATCAAGGTCTTTAAGGCTACTTTATGATAAAGTAAGAGTAGCATATTTAAGTGCGAGAGAAAGACCAAAAGATTACAAAGATGAATGGGAAACTGTTGTAGAAGAAATACAACAAAGTTGGGATAGTCCTCAACCAATTGGTGATTTACTTAGAGATAAAATGTCTGAAACATTATTATTTAGCCAAGAATCTAAAGACCCGCAAGGTGCAAAGGCTAAAAGAATTTATGAAAATCTAAAAACAATACAAGATGAAAAGTCTTTCTCTAAAGACCCATTCAGAAAAAAGTATGGTTCAGAATTACCTAAGAAGTTATTAGAGAATAAACAACTATATGCTATATTTTTACATTGGGTATATAGAACAGGTCGTGGTGCATTAGATAATTGGAAAGATTTTGGTAAATTAGAAGATACATTTACTGAAGGATTTGTAGGTTTAGATTTAACAGATGGAGAAATCTATGAATGGCTACAAGAAAACTATGGTGAAGAAGTAAATGTTAAAAGGTTAAAATCTAAAATGCAAGCGGCAAGAGAATTATTGTATGAAGTATATACAAGTGAACATAGTCCTGCTGAATGGCAAGAATTAACTGATACTAAAAGAATTTTAAAAGAAGATAAAGATACTTTAAATGAATTTATTGTACCTAACAAACCTATGTACCGTATTTTTGAAATAGACGATATGAAAGAAATAAAAGGTTTTACAGGAGAATATGTAGTACAGGAAAAGTATGACGGTATGAGAATACAAATACATAAAACAAAAGAAATTAAAGTATATTCATTTAATAATAGAGATATTACAGGTAAGTTTGATAAACAAATTAAAATTATGCAAGACGAAGATTTCCCTAAATGTATATTAGATGCTGAGGTTGTTTTGTATGAAGATGATGAACCACTACATAGAGCCGATACAATATCATTTATTAATTCAAAAAATAATGATAGTAATTATGAGTTAAGGGTTCATGTATTTGATATTCTAAGATTAAATGGAGAACACATTTGGAAAAATAAACTTGAAGAAAGATTAAAATTACTAATGGGAGAATTTACTAAGTTATCAGATAAATACCTACAATTCCCAAGTAAATCTAATACAAGAATGGCTGACTCGTTAGAAGAAATAGAAGAGTATGCTAAAGAAATTATGAATAATCCTACATCAGAAGGTGTGATGATTAAAGATGCTAAGTCCTCATACATTGTAGGGAAGAAGAAAAATCCTAAATGGGTTAAATGGAAAAAATTTGTAGATTTAGATTTACTTGTATTAGAAGTAAGAAAAAATAAAAATGGTACATTTAGTTATACATTAGGTGCAGGTCCAATTGGCGATGAAGAAGTTAAACCTGTAAAAAGACATGATAAAAGAGATTACTTAGTTGTAGGTAAAGCACTTAATACTAAAATTAAATCAGAAGTTGGTAAAATTATAAGAGTTAAGGTTGATGAAGTAAAGAAAACAAAGACAGGATTTTCAGTATATAGTGCTAAGGTTATTGAAAAGCCTGAAGTTACAGAACCCGAAAAAATTATTACTTTAGAATTTTTATCAAAGGATAATAAAAAATCAGCATCAGATTATAATATAGAAGCACTTAAAAAATCATATTCAATTACAGATAATATACATGGTGTAGTAGAATTAAATACTACTCTTGATACCGATGGGTTTGTATTATCAGGATTTTATCAAGATAATCTAATGGCTAAAAATGCTATGATAGATATTGATTTATGGAAAGACGAATTAACTTCTATATACAAAAAAGATAGCGGTAAGTTAATGTCAATTGTTTCTGAAATAGTTAATGAAGGTGAGATTAGTAAAGTAGATTTAATTAGAAAGGTAAAACAAAAAGCACCTGATATAATTAAAAGAGTATTTGCTGATACTAATTTAGAAAAAGGATTATTTAATTTTATTAAAGAAAGAGGAGAAGCCTTTGGTGTATTATATAATAGTAATAGAAAGACATTCTACCATGATGAAAAAACATTAGTTAAATTACCTGAATCTGATTTTATAAAAAAAGATGAAGAAAAAGATTCAGATACATACGAGGTATGGAAAAGAGAAGATGGTGATTTAAATTTTATTTATACTGCTAAGGGTAAAACATTTAGTTGGAGAATAGAACAAGAAAATACTGAAGATATTTATGAATTGTTTGGTAAGGCTACAAAATATTTAGCCGAAATAGATGAAGAACCTGATAAACATAAAATGTTAGATGAAGGGAAAATAGAATTAGGTGCTCAAAGAGATGGTTATCATGAGTATATATTAGATGGTAAAATGTATCAAGGTAAATTTCATATTAGAGTAGTACCAATAATGAATGAAGATAAGTGGGTAGCATGGACAGGTTATGAAACTAAACCAACTGATAAAGATAGTGATGAAGGGTTATGGGATATTAATCAAGATAAATATAGAAGTATTACATTTTCTAACGAATAAGGGTTATCCTTTATATACTTGTAAAAACAAAATATATACCAATGGCTTCTTTGCAGGTTAAACCTATTAGGTTAGGTAATCATCATACTTCAGGTTCTGAATTAGCAATTCTAAAAGGAACAGGAAAAGATTTGGTTATCGCTGGATATGCTTCTGTTGATGTAGTAGATAAACAGAACGACCTAATTACATTAGATGCTTTAGCCGAAGCAGCCGAAAAATTCATGAAGAGTGATTATAAAAATGTAATGATTACTCATTCAAATGTACAAGTAGGAGAAGTAATTGATTCCTACACAGACACAAAAGGTAATTTGTTAAAGACAGGTTGCGATGATACAGGATTCTTTGTAGTTATTAAAATGAGGAACGACATTGAAAAAGCGAAAGAGGTTGCAAGAGATATTAGGAAAGGCAAACTTCGCTCTTTTAGTATTGGTGGACAAGCCATGCATAAGCATAATGTCCATGACCCTGATATTGGTACATACAAAGAAATAGATAAATTGGAACTCCATGAGATTACAATTTGTGAAGAGGGAATAAACCCTGAAGCAAAATTTGAAATTGTAAAGGAAGATAAAAATAAAGGAAGTGAAAAAATGACTGATGAAATTAGTAAAGCATTAGGCGAGTTTGAAGACATTGTTGCTCAACTACGAAATCAAATGATTTTGAAGGATGATAGCGAAGTTGAAGAAATGGCTATGGATGAAGAAAATATGGCTGATGATGAAGAAAATATGGATGATGAAGAATCCATGTCTTACAAGGCTGAAGATGATGAAGAAAATATGGAAGAAGATAAGGAAGCAAAAGCGGCTGAATCTACTGTATATGGACACAACGCAACAGGACAAAAAATGGGAGAATCTAACCTAACAGGAAGATTTGACGCTGAGTATAGTGAATTTATTGCTCGCAAGGGTAATAGTATTGATACTCTTGACCTAAGCGAAGAAAACATCGCAAAGGCATATGCACAATTTAAGGCTGAAAAGGAAGAAGCAAGAGCATATGATTTGATTAAGAATGAATTTGAAGCAAGATACAATGCTGAATTACAGGCTGAAGCAAACATGATTGCTAAGGAAAAGTATGATGCAAGTGCTGAAGTTGCTGCTCTAAAGAACGAGTTTGCTGAACTTCGCAAATCTCTTGAATCAAACAATGCTGTAATTGCAAAGCAAGTTACACAAGCAACAACAACCTCAACACTATCTGATGATGTAATCGCAA